TTTGTATTCAGTTAGTAATAAAAAGAAAAAGGTGAGCCTAAGCCCACCCTAATCAAGAAATATATAAGAAAACTACTAAGATGTAACTATACTATTTAAATTTGAAATTCCTGCATTGTCAAATGGGTCTGTAGTGTAATCTGCAACCATTGGAAACGGCTCATTTTCTAAACCGTCAAATGTAAGAGTATAACCTGAACGGTCTCCAAATGCAGCACCACTATCTTCAGTACCTGCGTTAAGCTCCATTCCGTTAGTTACCCCTAATGCTACTATAACATTATTACCACTTGTTAAAGTTGCGTTTAACTCTGCAAATACTATTAATTTAGTTTGACCTAATAATTTAATTTGATTTTGGTCTTCTTTTGTAAGTCTGTTAAGAATTACTGTAATTGTAGGAGTATAAAAAATTGTTCCGTTTTCTCTACTTCCTGTAATTGTTTCTGAAAGACTTGCCACTCCTAGAGGAGTAGTGTATCTGTATAGGGTATTAGCACCCATTTCTATATCTGTTACTTCCCCTGAAGCTACTACAGGAAGCGGACTGAATTGGTCGTAAACTCCAAAATATACGTTTTTAATTCCTCCTGATATACGATTGCAATCAAGCCCCCTACCTTTTGTTAGTGCTGTACAAGCCATTTTATTTTATTTTTTTAGGTTAAGGGTGGAAGGGTTTTACCCCCTCCATCCGTATTATTTATTTTATTATGATACAAGAACTACGTCTGCTCCGATACCAACTTGAACACCTCCTGTGAAACGAGCTACAAGTCTTATATTTTGGCTTCCATTTAAAGGACGCATATCTAGCAAATCTATACGAGTTGTATCACTTAACAGGTCAGTCGCAAAATATAAATTAGACTTCTCAGCACATACTAATTGGTCGTCTAACATACCATTACAAACGGCTAATCTAATTCCTTCAAATACTTTTGTATAATCATCATTCATATTTGCAAAAGGAAAAGAAGTTAAAGCTGAAACTGCTGAGATATATAATCTCCAAGTTTTAGGACTCATATAGATATGTAAGTCTTCTTTCATATATACTGCTGATGAAATAGCTGCTGCTGCATTTTGTAAATTTTCAATGATGTTAGTTGCTGTAAAAGCTGTTCCTACACCTCCTACATTAGCTACATCAACTACTGTTCCATTAACTACTAATTGCCCTACTGCTGCCGTATTAAATCCTGTGAATTCACCTCCAACACCGTCATTTCCTCCCCAAATAGAAGTTTCAACTCCTTGAGAAATAAGTCCTCCCATATGTGAGATAACGTAATCATCAAAAGAAGCAGGAGGAGGAGAACCTGCACCTGCTTTCATTTGTAAACTTTCCCACGAAGATAATAAATTTTCTGAACAAATATCCATATTTATTTGTAAAGATTTTGGAGTAATTACTGATTCTGTCAAAGCTAAAGTTCCTGCAGGTGTGAAATCACAAGTAGCGTTTGCTATTCCTGAACCTTCCATTCTTTGGATTACTTGTTTATACTTCACGTTCTCCATTGTAGTAATGAAGTCTAAAGAATTTGCTTGTTTTAATGCCGCTGAGATATAAAATCCTGCCGCCTTGCCCGTAAACGTGCTGCCTACATTAGTTGGTAATGCCATAATTGTTTTTTTTTTGTTATTAGTTATTTAGGTTGTATAAGAATTTCTCTTGTTGAGTCATTCTTTTAATTTCTTGTTTTGTTATTTTTTGTGTTGCTTTATCTGAACTGAACTTGTTTGTATCTAAAGGTGCTGATGCAGGTTGTGAAGCCAACTCAGTCTTTAGTTTTTCGTTTTCTTCTTTTAACTTAGTCAATTCTTCTTCTGCTGAGAATTCAACTACTTCTGTAGTTTTAATAGACTTAGGAGTTGTTCCTCTTTCTTCAACTTCCTCAGCTAATTCCTCAACTTCTTCTTCAGTATCTTTTTCTTCACCTTTTAAGTCTGCGATTGCGTCTTCTAGGTTTTGTACTCTTTCTACTAATCTTTCAAAAGCGTCATCTTCAACTTCTAATTCTTCTTCTTTTACTTCTTCAGTCATTTCTTCTTCTTCAACTACTTCTTCAGTTTCGCTTTCCATAACTTCAGCAACAATACCTTCTTCTTCTACTCTGAAAGATACTCCGTCTTCAGTTTTGTAAGTTCCAACAGGTAATAAAATTGTAGTACCATCTTCAGTTAATACTGAAATGTCTACACCTGCTTCTAATTCCTCAGCAGTTGAAACAAAGATTGTTCCATCTTCTGATTTTGATTGCCACTCTAATTTGATTGTTTCCTCTTTGTCAAGTCCAAGTGCTACTAATATTTGCGTCTTTAAATCCATAGTTTATTTTTTAAGTTCTGTTATATAATAGAATAGTTATTTATTTGTTTGATTTTTAGATTTTATAGTATATTATAGTTTAAATCCTTGAGCTTTTTTTATTATAGATTTTATTTCACTTGACCACTCTTTAGCACCTGTTAGTCCTTTAGTAACATTTTTAGGTAAATCTACTCCTAATTCTTTAGCTTGTTTTTCTATTTTCTCACCCATTGAAACAACTAAATCTTGGTCTTTTTCCGAGTTTCTTAATGCTGAAATTAACTTAGGTAGCTTGTCTATCCAATCTTGAACATCTCCACCTGCATTAGTACCTGATTTTATAGCTTTGCTAGATAGCTTTTCAAAATCATCAACTAAACCCAACTCAACCTTCTCAGTCTTAAGTTCAGTTTTGTTTTCTCTTATTAGCTTGTTTAAAGCACTTAGTATTTGTTCTTGTGTTGGTTTCATATTATTTTATTTTTTACCTTTTAATACTTGATACCCAAATTCTGCTTGTTTAACTAAAGAAATAGACAAATCTCTTGCTTTATTGTATGCAGGAACATCTGTTGCTTTTACTCCTAATTCTTTTGCTTTAGCTTCAAACCCTTTTAAATCTTTATCAAGTCTATCATTTAACTTTTCTAAATCTTCATTATGCTGCCTTAAATCTTCTTGTTCCTTTTTTACTCTTGTAATAGTTCCTTTTGCACTTTTTATTTTTGCTTCACCTAACTTAGAATACTTTTCAAGTTCTTTAACGCTTTCCAACTCAACCTTCTGAACACTTAACAATTCTTTTAGTGCTGTCTTAACTTCTTCTGTTGTAAATTCTTTCTTTTGCATTTGTTCAAATTTATTAGTAAAGTAGCCTTCAATTGAAAGACCTTTTAATTCTCCTTCTTTGATTTTATTCCAAAGCTCATCATTTTCTATCTTCATTTTTACAAACCAAGTGCCGTTAGGTAAGTCGTAACCGTATAACTTAGACTTATCTTGGTCTCCTTCCTTAATCCAACTTTCAACTGTTAGAACGCCTGAAACTCTGTCTTGGTGTTGGTATGTAGCTTTATGGTGATTGTTATGTTTTAAGTATAATTCAGAAGCTTTGCGTACTGTGTCTTTTGAAAAATAAACATAATAGTCGCTGTCTGTATTAGGGTCGTGTCTGAATATTTGCTTATTAGGAATAAGTGCAGGACTAACCAACATTCTTTTCTCCTCATCTACCTTAGCGAAAGTTAAGTTGTTCTTTTCTTTTCCGAAATATACAAAGTCTTGCTCAATTGCAGGTGAAGTTACTAAACTGATAGCGTCAATAGCTAGTTCTTGACTATCGTCTGCAATTACTAATTCTACTATTTTAGTTGGTGTCATAGTTTATTTATATTCCTTTTTTTGTTTCGTTATTCTTTGCTCCAAAGCATCTCTTTCTTTTACTACCTTTTTATATTCAGTAACATCAGTAGGCTTTACACCTAACTCTTTTGCTGCTTTATCAAACTTATTCAAAATAGGGTGAATTGTTCGGTTTAATAGTTTTTCTGCTTGGTCTGCATCAACCCAAATAGATAGTTTAGCCTGTTCCATTTCTTTGATGAATATTTTTTTATTGCTATCCATCATTTTAAATTCTTTTTCTATTATTCCTAAAGCTTTTTTTAATTCAGCAACAGAAGCCAACTCAACTTTTTCAACCTTACTCAAGTTAAATTCCTTTAATTCTTTTTTGTATTGCTCGTAAGTCTTTCCTAATGGTGTTGGAGTGTTCATAGTATTTATTTAAGATTGTAATTAAGGTTCTGTTATATAATAGATATATAGTTAATATATTTGATTTTAGATTGTAGCTCTACGTCTTATGTTTGCTAATTGGTTTTGACTGTTTGTCATTTCATCTGTAACTACATAAGCTCTAGTTGGTTCAGGTGCTACTCCTCCACTTAATTCAAAAGCTCCTGACATCATTTGTGGAGCAGGTGCACT